AAAACCTCGACCGTATCCCGGCAGAGGACGGCGGCGACCTGTACCTCATCAACGGCAATATGCTCCCTCTGAAAAACGCCGGAGCTTTTGCAGACACACCTACCGACAAAGGAGAGGAGGAAAAATCAGAAAATGAAGAAATTCTGGAATTGGAAGGACCCGACGGAGACAGCGGAACGGACACTGTTTCTGAACGGGACCATCGCCGAGGAAAGCTGGTTTGACGATGAGGTCACGCCGCAGCTTTTTAAGGACGAGCTCATGTCCGGCAGCGGCAACATTACCGTGTGGATCAACAGCCCCGGCGGGGACTGTGTGGCAGCGGCGCAAATCTACAATATGCTCATGGATTACAAGGGTGATGTCACGGTCAAGATCGACGGCATTGCGGCGTCCGCTGCGTCCGTCATCGCTATGGCGGGTACGAAGGTGCTGGTGTCCCCGGTGTCCATGATTATGATCCACAACCCCATGACGGCGGCATTCGGCAATTCGGACGAGATGCAAAGAGCCATTGAGATGCTCGGCAGTGTGAAGGATTCCATCATCAACGCTTATGAGATCAAAACCGGTTTATCTCGTGCAAAACTGTCTCATCTCATGGATGCGGAGACTTGGATGGACGCGAACAAGGCTGTTGAACTCGGCTTTGCGGACGGGATCATGAGCCGCGCTGACGAGACTGAGGACATGGCCGCACCCACCGTTTCCATGCTGTATTCCAAGGCGAACGTGGTGAACTCTCTCATGGAAAAGATCGCCGCAAAATGCGCCATCGACCCCAAACCTACCGTGCCGGAGCGCACGGGACGCTCTGTGGACGAACTCAGAGCCAAGCTGAACACCATCAAAAACTACATTTAATATGGAGGTATTTCAATATGACGATCGTTGAACTGCGCGAAAAGCGCGCCAAGCTGTGGGCTACGATGGAGGGTTTCCTCGACACCCACCGCAATGATAAGGGCGTTCTGACCACTGAGGACGATGCCGTTTACGCCAATATGGAGAAGGAACTGAACGACCTTACCAATGAGGTCCGACGCATGGAGCGCCGCGACGCCATTGCCGCAGAGCTTGCAAAGCCCGTATCCTCTCCCATCACCGAGCAGCCCCAGAAGGCGACCGCCGAAGCCAAAACCGGCAGAGCGTCTAACGCCTACCGCGAGGACTTTGGTCTGCACCTGCGTGCAAGCGTATGCTCCACAATGTGCTCTCCGAGGGTGTGGATGCCAACGGCGGCTATCTCGTCCCCACCGAGTTTGAGAAGTTCATTGTGGACACGCTCAAGGAGGAAAACGTGATGCGCCGTCTGTGCAAGGTCATCACCACCGACAACGAGCGCAAGATCCCCGTTGCGGCGACCCATTCCACCGCCGAACTTAGTTCACTAAGTTCAATGGACGGCCGAGAACGCCGCCTACACCGAGAGCAACCCCACCTTCGCACAGAAGACCATCGATGCCTACAAGCTGACCGACCTCGTAAAGGTAAGCATTGAGCTTCTGGACGACAGTGCCTTCGACCTGGAAGAGTACATCGCCCGTGAGTTTGCCTATGCCTTCGGTGCTGCCGAGGAGCAGGCTTTCTGCGTCGGCACCGGCACGGGTCAGCCCACCGGTCTGTTCACCGCAAATGGAGGCACGGTCGGCGTTACCGCAGCCAGTGCGACCGCCGTTACCACCGATGAGGTGATTTCCCTCATCTATGCGCTGAAAGCACCTTACCGCAAGAACGCCAAGTTCCTGATGAACGATGCCACCGTTTCCGCACTGCGCAAGCTGAAGGATTCCAACGGTCAGTATCTGTGGCAGCCCTCCCTGCAGGCGGGTCAGCTGAACTCAGCTTCACTGAGTTCGACAGACTGCTGGGCTATGAGATTTACACCAGTCCCTATGCTCCTACGCTGGCGGCGGGTGCACTCTCTATCGCTTTCGGTGATTTCCAGAGCTACTGGATCGCAGACCGCACCGGCAGGACTGTTCAGCGTCTGAACGAGCTGTATTCCACCAACGGTCAGGTCGGCTTTGTCGCTACCGACGAACTTAGTTCACTAAGTTCAGTGGACGGCAAGATTATTCTGCCGGAGGGCATCCAGCTTCTGAAGATGAAGGCAGCCTGATGAAAGGAGGCGGCGGTGATGGACGAATTGCTCACCAAAGTGAAAGCCAACCTCATTCTGGAACACACAGCGGATGATGAGTTGTTAAAAAACTACATCACCGCCGCTGTTTCTTACGCCGAAAGCTACCAGCACATCCCGGAGGGGTTCTATAAGGAGAATCCCATGCTAGCCACCACAGAGCAAGCCGTTATCATGCTATCATCCCACTTCTACGAAAGCCGGGACGGCAGCACGGGCGGCTTTTTTGCGGATAACACCGGAGCGGCACAGCAGGTGTGGAACACAGTCAATCTGCTTCTACGACTCGACAGGCGGTGGCAGGTATGAGCTTCGGTAAAATGAACGGCTCTGCCGACATTGTGGAAACAAAGCAGGTCAAGGACAGCGAGGGTTTCACCCATTCCGAGGATGAAGTCCTCGCTTCTATCCGTGTCTATCAGGAAGGACGGCATGGCTCTCAGTGGTGGGCAAACCTCGCCGCATTCAGCGAAGCCACCGACCTGTTCCGCTTTCGGTATATTCCCGGTCTGACGGTCACTACCGACCAGTTCCTCGTTACGGAGGATGGTAGGTTCGATATCGTCTCTGTGGAAAATGTCAAGGGGCGTGGAATGTACATCGAGGTTTTAGCGAAAAGGAGTGAACCGACCATTGGCAAAGGCTGATTTCAAACTGCCGGATGAATTTCTGACAAAGCTGTCCCATCTGGGTAAGGACACCGATGCGGTTGCAAAGAAAGTTCTGGAAGCTGGAGGCAAAGTTGTTCTGGCAAAGGTGCGGAGCAATCTTGCCGCCGTCATCGGCAGCGGGACAAAGTACGATTCGCGCTCCACAGGTGAGTTGGCGCAGTCGCTGGGGCTGTCGCCCGTCAAGCTGAACCGTGAGGGCAACCACGACATCAAGATCGGCTTTTCCGAACCGCGCTCAGACGGCAGCAGCAACGCAAAACTTGCTAACATTCTGGAATACGGCAAGCACGGACAGCCTGCAAAACCATTTCTGAAACCCGCAAAGTCTGCTGCCAAGGCGGAGTGCATCCGCGTCATGGAGCAGACGCTCAAGGAGGAGGGCGAAAAGCTATGAGTTTGCTGTCGGAACTGAATACCATCGCGGAAAGCTGCGGTGTGATGGTGGAGACAGGTGTCTTCTCCGATGCTGCACCGGACACCTACATCGTGTTGACACCACTTTCGGATACCTTTGACCTCCATGCGGATAATCAACCGAGCGTTGACGTTCAAGAGGTTCGGCTGTCCCTGTTCTGCAAGGAGAATTACACGAAAATCAAGAATCGACTTGTGAAAACAGTACTAAACGCAGATATGACAATCACTGACCGCCGGTATATCGGCTTTGAAACCGACACCGGCTATCACCACTATGCCATTGATGTGGCAAAATCTTATGTTTGGGAGGAATGACAATGGCGACCATTGGTCTGGATAAACTTTATTACGCCAAGATCACCGAGGGCGACAACGGAGACGAAACCTACGGCACACCGACGCAGCTTGCCAAGGCTATGACGGCAGAGCTTTCCGTGGAACTGGCTGAAGCGACGCTCTATGCTGACGACGGCGCGGCAGAGGTCGTGAAGGAGTTTCAGAGCGGTACGCTCACGTTGGGCATTGACGATATTGGTGTACAGGTGGCACAGGATTTGACCGGCGCAAAAATAGATGACAACAAGGTACTTATTTCCGCATCCGAGGACGGCGGCGAACCCGTGGCTATCGGCTTCCGGGCGAAGAAGTCCAACGGCAAGTACCGCTACTTCTGGCTCTACAAGGTCAAGTTCGGCATCCCTGCGACGAACCTCACCACCAAGGGCGAGAGCATCGAGTTCTCCACACCCACTATCGAGGGTACCGTTCTGCGCCGCAACAAGCTGGACGGTCAGGGCAAGCACCCGTGGAAGGCAGAGGTGTCCGAGGACAGCACCGGAGTCACCGCATCGGTCATCAGCGGCTGGTACGCCGAGGTGTATGAGCCGACATTCGCACAGGCGTAAGGAGGATTTTTATGGACGACAGAAGCGCAAAAATCAACATCGGCGGTCGGGAGTTTGAACTCATTCTCACGACCCGCGCCACTAAGGAGATCGCAAGCCGCTACGGAGGTCTTGAAAATCTGGGTCAGAAGCTCATGCGGTCAGAAAACTTTGAAATGGCTCTGGACGAGTTGGTGTGGCTCATCACGCTGCTTGCAAACCAGTCCGTTCTCATCCACAATCTTCGCAATCCGGAGGACAAGCAGGAGCTTCTCACGCAGGAGACGGTCGAGCTTCTCACCAGTCCTCTGGAACTGGCGGAGTACAAATCCGCCATCATGGAGGCCATGTTTAAGGGAACGAAGCGGAATGTGGAAAGCGAGAACAATTCAAAAAACGCACATGGCCGGGGAACTCAGGTTCCTTGAGTTCAACAGACGGGGAACTGTTCACCCGGCTTTTTTATTACGGAACGGCGCAGCTGCATCTTCCGTCCGAGGAGGTCTGGCTGACGTCGTTCGGTTTTCTCCTCGACCTGTGGGAATGTCACAGGCAGTT